CTATGAAAACGTGGACGCAATACCCCACTTGACAAAAGAACGGCACTTGCCTATCATGGCCTTATGAAAAGAGTACGCCGTCCAACCTGCTACTTGGGTCACAAGATGCGAACAGGGGATGACGGAAGGCAACGCTGCCCTATCTGCGAAGCAAGGCGGTTGCGGGAGTGGCGGGCGAAACAGAAGAAAGCGCATGAGTGACGTTTTCGCCAACGCGGTATTCATCGCACTTGCCATGCTTGCATGGTGGGCCATCGAGTGCTGGAGGCACAAATGAAAAGCAATAAGATATTTTCAATCTTCACTGGATTGGCGCTAATTGCAGCTTCTGTCTGCTTTGCACAAAACAGTCTGTCCTGGCCTCTAGAGCAACGCCATTCACAGGAAGCGGCCAGATCTGAATGCTACGTTTTAGATTCACAGTTCCGACCGAATAGAGACAAAGCGGACGAACAATGCTCCGTAGCGGCTTGCACGTCCGGGTATAACCCCACAGCGTTCTCTCCAGAGCAGGCAAACATCTGTGCGGCGGAGAGAAAGAAGCATCCACAGCCGAAATCTGTCTGGAAAGTGTATATAGCCGCGAATGGCGAATATTTCAGAGCAAATATAGGTACTACTCGGCGCACACAATTGGGCGTCATAGTTATGGGACAAATACAAGGTGAAGACATCGTCGCCAAACCGATGATCTTCGATTGCGCTGGGCACTTTATGTTTTTCATCGATAACGATGAGACCGGAACATCCTCTTCAGGTTGGCAACTAGCTCCGTCTCACTCGGTTATAGGAGCAATCGCTAAAGATGTTTGCGTCAAACGGTGACTATTTCTCCGCCGGGGTCCAGCAGAAAAGAGGCATAAATGAGCGACGTAATAATGCGACTACCGTATGAGAATATACGGCTTGACGAGATGAAGAGACGGAATGATGTTTTCATTCGCGCTCTTAAAAAATATCCGCCCAGTACGCTTACAGACGTTTTCACTTGTATGATCCAGATTTATCTTGCGCCTTCTCCACCAGGGTCCATGGGAGAACTGATCTCGACTGGCAGCGGCAGTTTATCAACTGACCCGGGAAGATAAACGCCTTCACGTCTGGATCATACATTCCCTTGTCTACTTCATATATTTTACCATTCATTGCCACATGAGATCGACGTGGTTCCTTACCTGCATGACTATGCATCCAAATACTTTTCTTGATCCCGATTTCAAGCTGTCTGGCTCTTTGTACCACGGCTGAACTCTTGTTTGCCTGGTCCCGGCTGATCAGCACAGCCCGGTTCGCCGCCACGTGGTAACGCGCCCGAATCTCCGCTGCCATCGACTTGAGATCGCGCCCCGCCGCATAGTTCCGCATCACGATACCCTCAACCTCTTGTAGGTATTGCGCCGGAATCGATTTGATTAACCCCACATTTTCTGCCAGCGACGCCTCAAACGCATCCCGCATGGCCGGAGTCATAGTGAACTCAATCGACCATCCGGCCTCGCGTAGCGCCATCCTCATAGCCGCGCTGGTGCCCCTGAATTGGTTCTTGAGAAACGATGCGGCCACCTTGGGGGCCATGTCGTCAAACTTATCCTGCCAGCGTTCCGCCAGCTTCATGAACTCGAACTGCATCTGCTCTGCCGGAGTTGAGTCGGTTGCCAAGACTGGCGGAGCGGCCTTGCGCTGTGCCTGTAGCCAATACGCCACGGAATCGGCCATCTCCCTAATGAGAGCGGTCATGCGCCGCTGATACCGCTGCCGGATACCAGCGTTGGGCCAGATTGCTCGGATTGCCTTTACTTTGCTGGCTTGCATGGCTCACTCTTCGGCGGCAAACCGAGTACTGGGTGTGTCGCTTTGACGAGCAGGCGAATGTCAATGACTTCGAGCTTCGTCAGTGGCCTTGGCTTGCGTAAAATGAATGTGTCGTTGTTCATTTAGCTTGGATTAACGCCCTTTCTGCATCTTCCCGAACTTGGGTGCGTTCCCAAGTAGTCATACCTTTTTCCCAAGACTTAGCGGCCCCTAGAGACTTGCTGCCAGCACCACCCCCAAACTTTCCATCATCGTCTCTCGGATGCTCACTCTCTACAAAATCAGCGTCGTATCCCAAAGCTGAGTCTGTCCCTCGTGCCAGGTTTGCGCTCTCCTCCGCTTCATCCGGCGGCGCTATCTCCTTGCTTATATCTATTCCCTGGTAGCCCGACTCTGGGTCACGAGCCAGCCGCTCGCGCTCTTCTTGCGCGTCGATCACCCCGCGGTCAATCAAGTTCCCGGCTCGGATACTGTCGTTGACGCGGATGGTCGATTCCTGCTCTTCAGTCATTTCGTAGAGTGGCACAAACTCAAACGTGATTTCCGGGTCAATCGCTCCGTACATCGACATCTGAACTATCTTGAACATCTTGTCTATCGCATCACGCCAGTGTGCCTCTTGTTGGGCATGAATGTAGTCGTACCAGATGCGTACTTCGCCCTCGGCCACGTTGCCAAAGCCTGAAGGAGTAATGCCCGTCAGAACGGTTGCAGGTTCCCTCGACACGACGCAAAGCTGCTCAAGCGCCTGGGATTGGAGTTCGTGTAGGCCGCTCAAGGGAACGGCGATCTGCTCAAGCTCCTCGCGGTCCTTGTCCAGCGCCATCACGCCCTTGTTGCTGCGCGTGGCTGTGAATAGCTTGATACGGGAGAACAGGTTTGAGCCGTCGTCACCGCCGGTAAGCACCTGGTCCATCGCTGTCTTGAGAACCACGATAGAAAAGTTGTTGATGAGGTCAGAAACGCTCTGCCGAGTACGCAGCCAATTATTGACGTAAGGCTCCGCAAGTTGCGATAAGCTCATGCCGGAGAAGTTGAACGCGGGCTTGAAGATGTCGGGAACTTCGCGGGTGACGGTCACGATTACCCGCGATGCGTCCCAATGCTCACCCATTACCCACCAGCTATCCGGCCTGTAGAAGTTCGGGCTGGAGGGCGTAAGGGAGTTGTACATCAGCGGCGTTGTCCAGATCGGATCGACGTTCTTAAATCCAATCAGGCTGTCTTTCTTGACTGTGCGCGAGTCGATAATGAGCGGCGTCTTTAGGTCTGCCCCTTTGATGTTGATGAGAATCTGGCCGGTTCCGTAGAACGCATCATGTTCAGCAGCCTTGCGGATAATGCCCTGAATTCCCAACGCCGTAAACGCTTGCTCAATCTCGGTAATCTTCGTCTTGGTCGATTCATCCTCGGTATCTGTGCTGTTGAATTTAATCCACTTGCGCGTCAATTCAGTAGCCAGCGCGGTAGCCATGTTGCGGTATTCCGAGCGTAGCGCCAAGAGCATCAGGTATGGATAGCCGGGGAATCCTTCGATATTGCTGTACGCATAGAGTTGGGAGCCGAACTGAGGCCCAGCGTCCATTGCCAGCCGCGCACACTCGTAGGCTGGTTCTGAGTCCATTGCCACCTGAGCTATTGTTCCACTTGGAACAACGCCTGCCGGTATCACAGGGATGCGGATAGGGTAGTGGACGCGCTCGACTGGCTCCTCAAGAGCTAACCGAACCGCCGATGGGCTGATTCGCTGCGTTTCCTCTCGCGGAAACGGCGGACACGATCACGGCTGCTTGACGGCTGCTCGGTAGGCTTTTCGTTTTCCATTAAAGGCTCACTCCAAAACGATTATGCACCAATTCTCTCATTTCGTCACGCAGGTAGTATCCCTCAGCGAAGAAATCGCCTAAGCGTGTCCAACCGTTACGGAAGTCAAACGGACGTGACCCACGCCAGCTTGGGAAGCTGCTTCGCACACCGTCGCGCAACGTAATCTGGCTCTTGGAATACATCACCGGCGTAGGCTCGGCCAGCATTTCCTCTTCTGTGCGTCGATACCTCATGCCGCCCTCATCGCTGCGGCTATTGCCGCTTCGCTCACCAGAAGCGATGACGTTACAGGCGACGCAAACGCCATAACGAACGCATCCGCCAGGTTAGGCGACGGCACAGAGCCGCCGATCCGAGTAGACTTTGCAAGGTCTTCCTTGCTCTCCACCTTCACCCTGCCGTTGCGGTCAAAGTCGCGCTTGGGTGTGGAGAGTTCCGTTTTCAGTTTCTCCAGATGCGGCATATCGCTCGATATGCTGATTAGGTCATCGTCTCTATACTTTTCCCCGTGGTGGATTGCATTGTAGGTATTGCGAAAGCGATCTGCAATTCCCCACCACGTCTGAGCCTTGAGGTTGCAGAAATAGTCCTTGTTCTTGATCCTGTCCTGCCTATCGCTCACATAATACTCTTCGGGGCGCTCTACTGCGCTACCTGCATTGAACTTGGCATACCTCACCCGCAAATGCTTGTCTCGGACCTGGTTAAGCTCGTCAAACTTCGCTCCGGCGGAAGCTCCCACACCGATGCTGTCGTACCGGATGTCTGCCTTCCGCGCCCCAGCCGCCAGGAACGTGCGAGTGCATGACTTGAGCAGTTCATCCTCACGCGCCCGCCACTCGTCAGACCATAAGGCCACGCTGCCGTGAGCGTAGACGTTAGCGCAGGCGTCCTCTCCGTCATCAGCCACGTCAAAGCCAAGTATCTTTCGCCCTTGCGCCTCAAAGCCGA